CTGTATTTGTGTCATTTCTCATATATAAAAATCCAGCATCGGAATCAGCAAAAAACTGGTTTGGGTATGGTGTTGATGGTGCTGAAGAACCAGTACTATTAGAAGCTAATGCTTGTAATGCTGCATTTACAGCGGCACGGTATCCCTGTCCAGTATTGGTATCTTCTGCTGTTATTTCAAAATCATGTTGAGACATATCATCACTCCTTAATATTTAATACAATATAAAACATTTACATTTATAGGTCTTGTTTCATTACCACCAGCATTAGAAGTTGTGAATGAAAAGTAATGTGTATGGTCTCCACCAGCAGAAACACTAGCTGCATTTGCATATGGGCCATTACCAGCACCACCCATACAAACAGTATTTGCTTGATTTACATTTGTCCATGTTGAAATATAATGTATATGGTTTCCACCACTGCCTGTATAACCACTACCGCTATGAGCGTGTGTATAATTAATAAAGCCTTGTCTTGTCCCTATATTATCACCAACAGTACCATCACCTCTATCAGTTCTGCTTGCTCTATCAGGATCATTTGAAGAACCATTAGCCCAACCACGTAAGAACATACCTTTATAATTTGGTAGATTAAAAGTTGTTGAACCATCCCCTACACCATAAGTTGTTCCTAAGAAAGCAAACAAACTAGCATAAGTTGTTCTTGAAACTGCTGAACCATTACATTCTAAATATCCATCTGGTGGTGTTGCTACAGGAAAAGCCATGATAGCACCAGTTGGTACTCCTGTTCCAGAAAAACTTACAGTATATGTTTCATTAGCTCCTGTATTACCCTTTGTTAAGGTAATTCCTGTTCCAGCTACTATTTTCTCGTTTAAATATGCACTAGTTGTATCTGTAGAAGAAACTTTAACTTTGTTTGAATCAACTGCTTTGTCTACTGTCAAAACACCAGTTGATGCATTTATAGTTGCCCACCGTATCCAAGCAGTATTTGTTGAATTTCTTAAATACATTACTGCTGGTGATACTGAAGTATCTATCTTAAACTGGTATGCATAGGTAATTGCTGGGTCTCCTGTCCCACTATTATTAGAAGCTAACGCTTGTAGTGCTGCATTTATGGCTGCTCTTACGGTTACTCCAACATTAGCATCTACTTTTGATATATCATAATCATGCTGAGACATTTTTTATTTCCTCCATTAATACCCTTTTGCTTCCCAGTCTATTACTCTATCCACACCAATATCAGAATTTTTTATGGTAACAGTAAATCCAGAAAGATCAACGCTGCTAAGATCATAATAATCTCCACTTGCAGCACCTTGTACTGTTATCCCCATTCTTGGTTTAGTAAAAAACTGTTTAGTAAAATTTTTGTGTATTCCAGTTGAATAGCACATAATATCTTGTTCAGATTCCACCCTATCTGGTAAATCAACATAAAAAACTAAATCTGTCACCAATGGGTACTTTAATGAGTTATCAGTATACAGTTTTAACCTAAACTTATACCCCATAGCTCTAAAATCCCCTATTAAGAAGTTTTGGTATTCTGCATCATCATATATCTCATCTTCAGCCCAAGTACCACCAGCAATAGTCCAAGTTGCAAGTACTTCCCAAAAAGATTCCCAATCCCCACCAGTTATTGGTTTATTTTCCAGTGCAGCTTTGTGTGTTTTTATACAAGAATATTTTAAAGAGTCAGTTCCTTGCACACAGTCTGCATTCCAAGTAACCCCATCTTGTGAGAGTGCTATTTGTGGTTGTACACCAACACCATCCACAATATCACTATCAAAGTTTGTTAATAAATCAAAATCCACTATATCATCAAAAAGAGCACCGGAATCAACACCAACGAACTTTACCTCAGCACTGCATCTTGCATCATACACATCAGAAAATACTACTGTAGTTGTGGCTTCATAGTATCCATAATAAATAGGAGATGCAGTTGAAAGGTAGTAAGAATCCAAAATATCAAAATCTTGAATAGCATCCAAGTTAATAACATCATCTAAAAGTACTTCTACAAATGCATATTGAGAACTTGCTAGGTATACCCCACCTTCTCCATTTGATACAGTATTTATTGTTATACCACCAAAAGAACCTTCATCTATTGTGTTCAATAACTCCCATCTTAAGATACTTGGAATAGTGGTTATAACACTAGCAGCATTTTCACTTTCATTTCCAGAAGTATCCACTGCTTTAATAAAATAGATACCATCTTGTGCTGCTGGTAATGTGATTGATGTCCCTTTAATTGTTGCTAAATCTATTGATGTCTCCCAAACATCATCATTGCTAGTACTGTAACGTAATTTATAGTAATCTATATCAATGTCTGATACTGCTTCCCAATCTAGTCTTAAACCACCTATTGAACCTTGGCCCCAAAAGTTTGTAACATCTGATGGTGGTAACGTTTTGCCATATACAAAAAGTTGGCAAGTTACAGCATCATCAAAATTCTCTGTCATGTTCAAAATATTCTTTGTAACAGCTTTTATTGTGTAAGTTTGTAGCTCATTTATTCCACCAATTATCTTAAGGTATCCAGTAGAGCTACTTCCAGCATACCTCCAAACAGTATTTGAAGTGTCCATATACCATATCTGCGCTTCCTTAAAAAAGGAAGCAATTGGTTTCCCAAAATAAACATCTATAACAACTTCTACTATCCCTCTAATAGATTCCAATCTTTCTGTTGCTGAAAGGTATGTTACTGGGCCAAGTGAAGATATTGTTGAATAGTTCATAGTGGGGATAGCTGGTTCATCTGTATCACAGTTATAAATACTTTCATTGTATTCTATTGCTGAAATAGTATATCTTAATTCTTCTGTATAGGAAATCCCTGTTATTCTAAAAGGTTTAGCATTGTTCTGCACACCGAAGATATAAACTTCTCCTCCTATTGGAATATCCGTAAAAGGAGTAGTGACAGTCAGCACAGAATATGTTCCAGATGTTTCAGTAACAAATCTATCTACTAATGTACCATCATTTAACCTTATTTTTATTGTGTATATATTTCCTTCAGTTAATATCACTTCTTTATCTAATTCAACCGTTGTTGCTGTTGCTGATTTTATACTGCCACCATCTGACCAAGAAGGAACGTCATGCTGAACATATACCAAATCACCTAGTTTACAAGCTACAGCGTCAACATCTGCTTGAAACTCTATTGTTCGTAATAGATATTGATTATTGTATAATCTATACATACCCTCACGCCATACTTCACTTGCTTTTGTTATACCTATCAAATCTATTGAAACTCTATTATTTGTGCTTATATCACTATTAAAAATGTTTATTTGATCTTTATCATAATTCTTTTCATTGTTCAAAAATGATACCTCTATCTCTGAGGCTCTTTCTTCAACACTTAAAAATGTTTCTTTGAAAGAATCAGTTATAATGTTTCCAACAGAGAACATTTGAACTGGTGTTCCAGGTTTATCTGTTAACGGAGCTATTGTTACTCCATCCCAAGTTAATGTTGTTCTTGACATTTGGCATACTTTTATTGCTGCTTCCCACAAAGTAGATTCTGAGTCAAATATACCATTAAATGTTATTCTTCTTTCAGAAACTCCCCCAACTATTACAAGTTCATCACACCATTCTGCCCATTCTCTAAAAGCATCTGTATCAAGTCTTAGTGGGTTTATTCCATCATATCTCTCAACAACTAAAGTATTATTCAAAACTGGTTGTGATAAAACATCATAACAAACCCAAGCAGGATTATTACTAAACTCAACTCTCCATGAATATACATCAGAATACACAGTGCCAACAGCAAAAGCTGTACTGTTTAAGACAGCACTACTACCACCTTGTTCCCAGTACGTGGCCCAATTTACTCCTGTTACAGGGGTAGTATCCGCTGAACCAACATGAGAAAGAATACATCTATAATTATAACCATCACTTCCCAGAACTTCACTTGGTCTATAGGTTTTTACTAGTGCTCCATTTACTAGACAGGAGAAATCTATTGAACCAGAAATCTGATCTGTTGCTAAGGCTTTTATTCCAACTAAAATATGTCTTGGGTGTTCAAAGTCATCTGAATACACCTCTCTTACAGCAGACAAATAGATATCATCACCATATCTAAATGAATTTTTTTCATACATATTTTTAACAACTTGTACAGTATAATGACCATGAGCTAGAGCACCTGTTTTATAAGTTCTTCTTATTATACTATTTTGTGCTCCAGTAACCTGAACGTATGGGGGAGCAATATTAGTATAAGCCCCTCCATCTTTTGATATAAAAATTTGGAATTGTGCTGTAAAAGCATCCAAACCACCCTGATCATTGGAATAGAATAATCCTTTTGGAAAAGTAATATCTATTTCCATGCTATCAAAAGAATCACCTATTGTAGTGTAATAAACTGGTGTACCATAAACAACTTTTGATGCTACAGAATATTCAGTTTTAGTATCATTAAAATTACTAATAACTGTTTGGTCTAAATTTCCATATTTTGTTTCTACAGTTATTCCACTATAATTTGTATAGTTTTGATCATTTATTTCATAATCAGAAATACTGCTTATTGGGCCATACCCCAAGCATAATAATATATTTAAATATTGATTATCATTTATATTTTCTATATAAGTAGAGATTATATTTCCTTTACTCCTGATAATACCATATGGTTTTGGTATCACTATACCCTGCTGTTGGGTTGTATGAGAATTCCAAGAGTAAACTGTAGATTGTGTTGAGTCTATAGAACCACCTATAGAACCAACATCACCCAAAGATGCCACTGGGGTGCTAATAGTTGGTGGTAATAATGCATTTATCATCATGCCACCTAACATCATTACTCCCATACTCACCAAAGCACCTGCCATAGTAAGGCCACCAGTAGCAGACACTAATCCCCATGAAACTGGAGCTAGGTAGGGTGCTGCTATAGCTACTGCCACTAAAGCAACCATAGCAATAGTTCTTATTATGTCCCCACCATCTTCTATTTTGGGTACAAATAATATACAATCATTTGGCACTAAATATACATGCTTTAGATCGTGTTCTTTTATTATTTTACCATTTAAAGATACTGTGACGTTTATGTCCATTGGAAAATGTAGGGTACGCAAATCTAGTAAAGACTCACCTCTATAGTCTATCATAGATGTAGTCCTATCATATTTATTAAATGGATTTTGTACCTTTACAATACTTATTTTCCTATCCATCTATAATATCCCTTTATCCTCTTCTTCCAAAAGTCTTTATCTAGTTTTTCAATTGCTACATTTCTTTTTCTCATAAGATGAATAAAAGATTTGCAATCTTCTAAAACTACACCTATATGAGTTACATAAGGATATCTCATACTGAATAAAACAAAACAAAAGGGTTCCGGTTCTTTTATCTCTTCTCCCAAAGACACATTATCAGATATAAGTTGTGATATAAGACTCATTTCATCTGGTTCATCATATTCTGGCAATTCTATTCCTCTTTTTTTGTAAATCTCTTTGCACAGCCAATAGCAGTTCTTTTTTCCTTTTTCATAGGATATTCCCATCAATTTCTTAAGGTCATTATTAAACAACTTTAATTCCTCCACCACCCATTCCAATATGACCACCAAATCTACTACTATTACTTTTATTTTTACAGTCTTCTAAAACTCTTCTACAGGTCAAATCTGTTCCTGCATAAGCACATTCTACACCACCAAACTCCCAATTGCAATGATCTGATAGATATTTATGAAGTGGAAATCTTTTTCCCAATGGGTTAGGTGCTCCCAATGTTAACGTAACATATTGAGAATCAGCAGAAGAGTTTATAACATCGTAAGTTCTTTCCAATTCTGAATAGTCTTCAGACAGGTTAGCATAATTAACTATTCTTACAACTATTTGCCCACCAATGATTCCTTCTAGCTCTTCAAGGTATGCCTGAACTATCCTTGTTACATTGGACACTTTTAACACCAATGATTGAATATCCCCTTTATTTGTTTCAGTCACCATGTCAAGTTCTAGTGGAAAAGCTATATACTCATTACCACTAAATGTAACGTTTTCATTGTTTCTCACCAAATATATAGTTCCTCTATTGCTTGGAAGAACTATATCATACAGAAGTAACCAAGGGTTTCCAGAATCTAACCTATTTGCTTCAAATAGTAATGCAGTAGATAAATTTCTCATTATGGTTCCCTCACCACAATTTCAGTTTTCCACCAACCACCATCAGTATCCAAAACATAACTAAACTTAGGAGGATTCACAAATCTAACTCCATAACTATCACCCGATTGTGGGTGTACCCAAGTAAATGTATAGGTACCTTGAACTAAGTCATCAACATAGAAATCTTCCAATTCCTCTTTGTCAGCAGTTGGTAAAAAATCATATCTAAAAGTAAAAGTTCTTCTTGATCTGGTAAACTTTGTTCTAACAGACTCTCTACCGGATTCAAAATTAGACTTTATTCTAACATCTTCATATTCTTCATCTAATTCAATTGATGGATTTATTGTTAAAACTGGATATGTATACATTATTTCACACCATATTTTTGTCTTACAGATAAATCATGCTCTGCTAACTCTATCATGATGTTCTTTACCCAAGTTCTTCCACTTAATTGTGGTTGACTTTGAGTAGCTTTAACATCAGAACCAGTTTTGTTTTCTATGTTGACAACCATAACTGGAGGTTGACTACTTCCCCTTCCCAATGGAACAATATTACCACTTGAACCGGGAACAAATACTTCTGGTTCACCTTTTTCACCA